CAGGTGTCGACTCCGTCGTCGAGCTGGTCCTCGACGACGATGTTCGCGACGTCCGCGACGGCGGATACCCACCTGACGTCGCTGAGCTCTCCGAGGACCTGCGCCGTAGGCGTCGCCATGATGATGACGCACGGGAACATGGTCGAGACCGCCCCGGGTTCTTGGAGTACCTCAACAGTTTGCGTCCCTGGAGTACCACTACCCGGCACAAACTTCGTGACTTTGAGGAGTTGCTGGAAGTACTTGTCTTGAGTCAAGATTGCTGTGATGATCGCCTGGGCGCACGGGAAGACGACACACGCCCCAGCCGCGGCCCTGGTACTGAAGGAGTTGTACGAGTTGAGGACCTGTACCCACGTCCCACCGGGGTCACGGACGTATCCCGGGCCCTTCCCAGTGTCGTTGTCCGCGATCGGGTCGCACATGCCAGAGTAGTAGATCTTGGAGTCACTATAGACGGTCGCGTACTCGGACTGGCACCCCATGACAAGAAGCGGGTACGGGTACTCGACCGACGTCCCGTACTGGTCGAGCCACCCGAGGTACATGTTGACGTATGTCGACCCGATCTTGAAGACGCAGATGATCCGCCGGCCCGTGACATTCATCCAGTAGGTGATAGCCGTGTTGTTGAGGGGGACGTAGCACCCGGGGCGCGCGGCCGGGGTCGGGTCGTCATATCGTCCAGGACTGATTCCTGGCTGGCTCGCGTAGGTCAGGCCGGCGGCATAGCCGGTCATGCCGGCCAGCTCCCAGTTGTAGGCGGACGTCCCGCTCTTGAAGGTGCGGATGCCGACGAAGATCTCGTCGAGCCCGGACCCCTCGCCCTTGAGGATGACCTCGTTCGCGTTGCTCGTCCCTCGCTGCCACGTGACGGTCAGCGTGCAGTCTCCCGTGTGACCCGTCGTCGCGACGGGGTTCGCCGGGACGGCGGTATACCGCCCCGCCGTGACGACGGAGACGGCAGTGACGACCCCACCAGTCTCGGCGTCGACGTTGAAGACTGCGGCGATATCGCCGGTCCCGCCGACGAGGGTGATGTCGTCACCGACCGTGTAGCCGGTCCCCCCGCCGGCGACCACCGCGGAGGCGGCTTCCTGCGTCTCTCGCTCGACGTCCCACCCGTTCGCGTCCGCGAAGTCGATGAGGTCAGATAGGAGGTCGATGAAGTCTGTAGACGTCCCAGTCTGGAATGCCATCAGCTCAGTACCCTTTTCAGTTGGTCGCGGTTCCGCACGATCGTGTTGATGATGACTTCCTCCCCGGCAGAGGAGTTCATGCCGCGCGGGACGGAGTTCGGATCGTCCACGTTGACGACGGTCACGTTGGTCTGGGGTGACATCATGGACGTGTCTGACATGATACGCCCGCTCGTCGGCGGGACGAAGATCTCCGGGCGACGCTCGCCGACGAGAGTCGGGACCCCCCTGCTCACAGGGCCACCAGCCTGGTGAACGTTCCCGGCAGGTCCAGTCCCACCTCCGCCAAAGAGCCCTGAGAAGAACCCCCCGACCGCGCCACCTCCACCGCCACCAAAGGCCTGCTCGATCCCCTGGAGAATGGCGACCTTGAGGATGATCTGGAGTATCTGCTTGCTGAGGTCGGCGAAGAGGCTGCTGAACGCCCCCTTGAGTTGCTCGACGTTCTGGAACCCGCTCATGGCGAAGTCGGCGAACGCCCCGGTCGCGTCGTCGAAGGCCGTGCTGAGAACGTCTCCGATCGACGCCCCCAGTGCCTGGGCAGACATGTCGATCTGCCCGAACACGCCACCGAGGCCTTCCCAGAAAGTCTTCGACTTGTCGACAGTCTCGCTGGTCGCCTTCACCTGCTCGTCAAGCGCCGCGAATCCCTGGGTCGTGTTGATGAGTTGCTCGTTGGCCTCGAGCGGGATAAGCCCGAAATTACCGCCGGCAATTCCCTGGCCCGGCCCCTGAAGCGGGCCGGAGCGAACTTGCCGCAATCCCGCGAGTTCTCGCTCCTTCCCGATCTCAGCGGCCCTGGAGAATATACCAGCGACGAGGTCTGAAGCTGGCGTGCCGGCAGACTTGAACCCTTCCGCGAACGCGGCGCCTAGACGCGCGCCAGTCTTCTCGAACGGGTTGTCAGGGAGAGCGACAACTGCCGCCGAGACACGGCCCAGAAATTCTGTTCCTGCCCCGCCGAGCGTGAGGCTCAGGGTATTTACGGCGACCTCGACCTTCTCGAGGAGGAGGTTGATCTGAAGTTGGAACTTGTTGACGAGGAGTTGGAGGACTGTCAAGACGCCCCTGAGCATCTCGAAGAAGAGGAACCCGATTGCCCTGGGGATGTCTGAGAATGCTTCTTGGATGGCGGACACGGTCCCCTTCGCTGTCGCGACCAGAGAGTCGAACACGAGGGCCACCCCCTTGAGCATGCCCTCGAACGACAGGGAGATGTCCTTGGTACCGTCTCGCGTCTTCGTTGCCATCTCTTCTATGACGGGCGACACCACACTGGCAAGGAGTTGGTATCCTTCTGTGATCTTTTCCAGGGTAGCCTTGACAAAGTCTCCCAGTGACGTGACCTCATCCCCCATCACCTTGATCTCGTCCTTGAACGAGACGAGCGCCCCGACAGCTGCTCCGAGGGCGATCGCCAGGAGGCCCAGAGGATGGTGTGCTATAATCCCGAACGTGGCGTGGAGGACAGGGATCAGCAGGACTGACAGGGCCCCGGCGACGATCTCTATGTGTCGCGCGAGGAACCGGAACGCGAAGGCAATCTCCATGAGCGCCTTCTGGAGGTTGCTGCCGCGAACCTGGCTGAACGACAAGATGACTGCCTCGATCGCGCTGGTGACCGCGAACAGGGCGCCGTTCACGTTGTCGTCCATGATGTCGGCGACCTTCTTCGCGATCCCGGCGGAATCGTTCAGGAGCGCGTTCATCTGCTTGACCCTGGGGAGGGAGTTGCTCAGGATCTCGAAGGCCGGCCCGCCGCGGTCCCCGAAGATCTCGAGCGCCTGGCCCGTGTCGACCCCGGCTTTCTCTAGTTTCTCCAGGACTGCCGTCAACCCGTTGGTCGAGATGATAACCTCGTCTGCCGTCAACCCGAGCCCGCCGAGAATCTTCTTCGTCTTGCCAGACGGGCTCTCGAGCTCTGAGATGACTCGGCGGAGACCCGTGCCAGCCAAGGACCCTTGGAGACCGGCGTCAGACAGGGCCGCGATCGCCGCGGTCGCTTCCTCGAGCGACACTCCAACTCCTGCCGCGATCGGGGCGACGAACTTCATGGCCTCGCCAAGCTGGACCACGTTCGTGTTAGACCTATTGGCGGCCATGGTGAAGACGTCTGTCACCCGAGTCGCCTGGTCGACCCCGAGCCGGAATCCCCGGATGCCGGTCACCGTGAACATGGCGGCAGTGGCGAAGTCGAGGGCCCCAGCCTGGGCGAGCCGCAGAGTCGCGGTCACGGACCCGAGAGTCTCGTCTGCCGTGAACCCGGCCCGTGCCAACTGGACCATGGCGTCGCCGGCCTGGCTGGCCGTGAACCTGGTCATCATGCCCAACTCACGAGCTTTGGCAGTCAACCTCTCAAACTGGTCGGCGGTCGCCCCGCTGACGCCTTGCACAGTACTCATGGCCTGCCCGAAATCTGCCATGGTGCGAACTGCCGAGCGGAGCGCCGTGATCCCGCCCAGAGCCGCTAGCGCCATCCCGAGAGAGTTGACCGGTTTCTGGGCCTTAGTAGCTGAGGTCCCGATATCCTCGATCTCGCGCTTGACGACCCGGGTGCCAGTCTCGGTCACCTGGATGATGAGTTGTTCCTTCTTGGTCGCCACGGCGCTAGCCCTTTATCACTTCTGCGGCGCGGATGACGGCGGCCGCGGCCAAGATGGCAAACTCGCTCATGCCCTGGGGGGCCTGCTTGCTGTGACCGTTCTCGAGCGGGATGATGTACTCCACGTTGTTGGTGATGTAGATCGACCCAGCCTCGTCCAGTCCCGCCTTGAACGCCTCGACGGCTTTCCGTCCCTGGGCGAGGGCGGCCGCGCCGCTGCGGTCCTCTGGCTCGGTCGCGGCGTCGTGGGTCTTCCCGACCGTGACGACCCAGTTCGCCCGGGCTCTGCCGGTGTCGACAGGAGTCCCCATGACGGCCGTTTGGTCAGCCGCGATCGCGGCCTTGCGAACCTCACGCTCGACGGCCGAGACCACGCCGCCGCCCACCAGTCTCATCCGCCGGGAGAACTCCGCCGCGTTTGTTTTTGTCGCCATACTTCTTCTCGTGCCAGTCCAAGAACTCCCTATCCATTTTACGGACGAAGTAGACCAAGTCGTCCGTCTGGTCCGCGTCGAGGTCCATGGCGCAGGCGTAGTCCATGATCGCGGTCCACGGGATCGGTGGTACCCCGCTGAAGCTGGACGGGCGGCACGTTGACAGGTCCTGGTAGGCTTCCCAGAAGAGCTCAAGTCCCTCGAACAGCTGGGGGGCGTCGAGGATGCCTTTCGGGAGGGAGACCTTCCGCCTGAGACACTCGTCGGCGATCCATTGCTCGTCCTTCCCCTGCCCTAGTTGGTAGAGGAGGACCTGAGTCAGTTTCCCGCGTCAGCCTCGCGGATCGTCTCCCGGAAGAGGTCGGAGTTCATGGCCTGCGCGGTGACGTCCGAGAAGAGGTCCGGCAGGTTGGAGAAGAGGGCGACGCAGTTCTCGACCGTGAACGGCGCGGGCTCGTCACCCTTGCCGCCAATGTCCTCCTGGGTGACTCCCTCCCACTTGAGGACGACCGTCTTGGCGTAGAGTTCCTGGGCGATGGCCAGCTGCGTGTCGTTGTCGAGCACGTTCAGCTGGATCTGCCGGCGGTGCTTGCGGTTCAGGCGCTCGGCTTCCTTGAGGAAGCGCTTGTTCGAGCCGCCCGCGCGGGCGACCCAGATCTTCACGCCGTCGCCGTAGTCCAGGCAGACGCCCTCGGTCTCGTGGCGCGGGTCAGTCTTGAACTTCTTCGTCAGAGACATCGACCTTCCTCCAGTTAGGGTACCCTACGCAGCCGCGTCGGGCAAGTAGTCGAAGAACACCATGAGGAGCGTGTGGTTCAGGTTCGCGTCGACTCCTGCCCCGGAAGCCGCCTCGTTCGTGAGGGGTAGCGTGATCGGCGCGTCCTTCTCGACCGTCGCGCGCCCGTCGCCCAGGGCGACGAGAGGGACGTCGACCGCGATGCCGGCGTTGGCTTTCACGACGACGAAGTCGAGGGTGATGTCCTCGTTGGCGCGGACGGCCTCGACAGCCGCCACGTCCGAGAAGTACGCCGTCATCGAACCGCTCACCGCGAACGTCCCGGCCGTCACCTCGAAGGCGCCGGCCACGCCGACGGCCTTCGCGGGCGACAGGTTGTTGTTGATCGCGAGCGTCATCTCCTGGACGAACGCGAAGAGGGCCGTGGGGGCCTCGCTGGTCCCGTCGTAGATGGCCAGGCGGATGCGCGCGAAGTCAGAGCTCGTGTTGAAGGCGTCGGCCTCCTCGATGTCGGGCCGCGAGCCCGTCTTGACCCCGGTCACGCCGGACACCTGCTCGAAGTCGCCCGAGACGAACTTCAAGTCGGCGTTGATCTTGTCGGCCGTAGCGACGTTCAGCGTGAACTCGGACGGGACGGAACCCGTGAGATACTCGGCCTGGACTTGCGAGGGGATCGAGTCGTCGGGCGCGCCGAGGGTTCTCTCGAGGTTGTACGACCGGCGGACGATGCCCGTCCCCGTCTCGTTCTTGAGGACGCGGCCGAGGAAGACGCGCAGCGTCTTGGCCCCCGCGCTGACCTCGGTTACCATCGCCGAGTCGCTCTTGTCGATGACGATGGCGTTCGTCGCGACGCTCTTCACTCTCTTGAACCCGTTGTTCGCGGCGGTCGTGAAGGACGTCCCCGCCGTGTCGCCGCCGACGAAGATCCACTCGCCAGGGACGAGTCCCAGCGTCGTGAGGTTCTTCGCCGCGGTCGTCAACACCGGCAGCGTGCCAGAGGCGTCGACGTCGAGGTCGTCAGCCGCGAACTGGAACCCGACGCGGGAGATGGTCCCCGTCTGGGTCGCCGCGGTCGCGAGGTTTTCGGCGACCGGGACGGCGTATGCCGTGGCCCCGGCCTCGGCGACGTGGAGGCCGTTGTTCGCCGCGTCGGCAAACCCCTTCCCGAAAAGGAGGTCGTTCAGGACGATGTCCGTCCCGTCCGCCCACGTGACGGTCAGCGTGCAGTTGTTCGCGCCACCGCCCGTCGTGGAGACGGGGTTTGCCGGGACGATAGCGTACAGGCCAGGGGTCAGCATCGCGACGGTGGTCACGACCCCGAGGGTCACACCGGTGACTATGAACGTCGCGGCGGTCCCCGTCCCGCCGGTGAGGGTCAGCACGGCTCCGACCACGTAGGTGGTGCCCCCCGCCGCGATGACCGCGGACAGGGCCCCTGCCTTGACGGTGTAGGCGTCGGTCGCGCCGCCGGTGACGTCCGCGATCGCGAACTCGTCCTTCGTCCGGAGGTCGGCGAACATGAACCCCTGGAGGATGTCCTGGAGGTTGGCCTGCGTCAGGTCCATGTTGAACCCGCCCGAGGCGTCCAGGTCCGTGATGACGCCCTTCTTTCTCTGGCGGTCAGAGGCGATCGGCGCCCGCGCGACCAGGGCGACTTGCCCGCCGAAGTCGGCGTAGCTGTTGGGCTCGAGGGGCTTCCATACCGGCGCCCCCGGGAGCGTCTTGAAGGACGTTTCCTCGGCATACCTGAGGCCCGTGACATTGCTGTCGATCTTCTGAACTACGGCCATCGTCGTCTCCTAACTCAGTTCGTCGTACTCGAACTCGGCGAGCGCGTTCACGTTGTACCAGGGCCCGTCAGGCCCGATCTCTGTCACCCTGACGTTGCGGAACCAGGCCCCTCCCGCCGTCGAGGCACCCTCGTACGCTGCCGCGGCGACTCTCGCGAGACTCCGCGACGGCGCGAGGCCGCCGAGTTTCAGCGGGAAGAATACCTGTATGGTTATTATACCACTCCGGCGCCACCGGATCAAGCCTGCATCCCCCCTGAGCGTGGCTTGCTCTCCGCTGGCGTGCCGGACTGTGGCCCTCGCCCAAGGGGCCTCTTGCGGCTTCTCGCCTTCCGCGCCAAGGCCCTCCCAGAATACTTGGG